TCCTTATTCATACTAAAGAATTCGTCATATAACGTCATAAGTTCTTGTTTATTATTACGACAATCAAAAATTGCTAAATGGGTTAAAGCACTACGTATATAAGGTGGAAGTTGATTAAGTTTTTGTGCTGAAATCATAACACTAACAGCACCACTCTCAATTTGTTCTCCAGTTTCCTCGTCATATATAGGTTGCCCTATATGTCTTCCATTATTCATTAATTTTTTTAATACTACTGTATCCGCTGTATTACCTCGTTTTATTTCACTACCAATATCGTCTAAAATTATCAATGTTCTTCCTTCCATTTCAGGTTCATTTTGTAATCTATTAAATATAGTAGGTAAATCTTGTAAACTCTCATAGAAACGGTCTTCGGGAAGACGCGGGCGATTTGCTTGTGATTTAACAGAAGGACTTATTATAAAGACATTAGAAAAACGCCTATTATAAATTCGTTTCTTACCCGTTGATTGTGTTAATGCTTGTATTAAATTGGATTTACCGCTTCCGGATTTTCCTATACACGCCATACGGAATATACTACTTGGTAATGGTGCTGGTATATCTTCTAATTTATCGTCGCAAACATACTTGAATACTTGTGGTTCAATATGATTTTTTATTTCTATTTCTTCTAAATTTTCATTATCCATATTGTATATATATATATTATTATATTTTTTTAAATTTTTTTTGTTTAATGTAATTTTGTTTTTTTTTTAATTTATATTTTTTTTTTTTTTTAAATGTAATTAATTTTTTTTTTTTTTTTAATTATTTAATTTGATATTTAATATCTTGTCTTAATGTATACCAAAAAAAAAAATGTATACCTGCAACTTCTGTGAGAAAGCAAAGATTGAGACTTGGACTGGGTCTTGGTGTGAAACTTGCCGGAAACTAAAGAACCTCGGCAATGTGTATGGATTCGAGGAACTATACAAAATATGTGATAGGGTTTGCGTTAGATCTAATCAACAAAGAACTAATAAAATAAATATGGAATTAAAAAAAGAAATAAAAAAAAATTTAGATGATACGGATGATTCGTATATTAAAAAAGAAGGCAAGTGGTCTAAGACTTCCGCTTCCGTTTAGATTCTGATGATTCAACTGCTTTTTTTTGTTTCTCTGCTGCTTGTTTAGTCATTACTTTATTTGACAAATAGTATCTACCGTTTGACATCTTCCCACCGGTTGCGAGTCCAACTTTATAACCTCCTTTAACCTTTTTTACTAAATATGGCATTTATAGTATACAAAGATTATTTTTTATATTTCTTCACTTTTCCAGTTGCTTTTTTTTCCTTTTCTGCTTTGTCTTTTTGTTTCTTTGACAATTCACTCATGGTGGTTGGAGTTTTACTTGAAACCCTTTTTGTTGGTCTGAAAATATCACCTTTCTTTTTATATGCTGTAGACCCGCTTCTCGTTTTCCATTCCTCTTTATGCCATCTTGTCAAACCACTATTTTTTGGTTTTGATCCTGAATATTTACCACCTAATTTTTTATATTCTTTTACAACTAAAGAAGACTTATAGGCACTATGTTTCATATCTGAGTATTTTGCTTTTGCTTTGGCATATAGTTTTTTGTTTGTTGGTTCCGGCATTATATTTTATACAAATAAATTAATCACTTGATTTAATTAAACCTTTATTTGGTTCATCTGTTTCTTTATGTTCCGCAACATTTCCGTTTTCATCATATCTACTCCATAACAATTTAGGTTCGTTTAATTCCGCTCCCCAAGCATAAGACTTAAGGTCTCTCCAATCATTCAACATAAATCCATATTTAGGGGTTGTCGCAATTTTATAGTTTTTCATAAATTCTTCCTCACCTCCAAAAAAAGAATGAAGTTCAGTTAAATCCGCCAATTGTTTCTGAGATGGTTGATAAAATATCAAAGTATGAGAAGCACAAGACCGGAGATTAGGATTAATTGATTTTACACTTTGAGTTGAAAAAACAAATAAGGTTTTCATATGACGATTTGCACTAACCATTTTATTTAATAAAGTATGTTGTCTCATTGCTCGAGATCCCATACAATCATCCATTATTATTGATGTCAACAATCTATCTTCTTTGGGAACACTCATAATATTATGGTAGATTCCCTCTAATAATTCCTCAGTCATATTATCATCTACAAAATCACAATATTCCATCAATGCTTCAGATGTCAGGTCAGATTGTGCTGTAGGTGATACCATATACAATCCGCCTTCAAAAAGGTCTTTGAATAAATTTTCTTGTAAAAAAAGATTTACCAAGAAATTACTTTTACCTGAACCAGGAGGTGAATAAATCTGAAGACATCCACCGCCTCTTTCCACCATTGTTTGAAGTGGTCGTGGCAATTCTCTATTTATTTTTAAAAAATCGGTTTTCTTTTTAACACCATAAATCCTATATTTACCTTCCTTCTTTTCCTCTTTTAAAGTTTCTTTTGCCTCTTTGTTATTGGTTTTAGGTTGTTTTATTTTTTTACTCATACTATTACTTTTAAAATATATTTTTTTTTTTATTTAAATTTACAAATTAAACATTTCTTCGTCTTCAGCAGATAGACCAAACAACTGGGAATAAGGATTGCGTAACTTTTTAGGTGCTGCCGGTTGTCTTGGTCTTTGAATTGACCTCTGTGGAGGTTGTGCCGGTTGATAATTCGCATAGATTGCTGGATCTACTGGAATTTGCTGTCTACGAGTTTTCTCCTCCTGTCGTTTAGTAAAATAGGTGTCCATGGTCCTATTCATAAGATTCACTAATTTGTCCTCATCCCACATACTCTGTTCTTTCTTCATTACTGAAGTTTCTGCCATATCCTCAAGGAGTGCGTCCTGTTCTAACTTTTTCTGCCGCCTCTTGCGGAGGTGTGCTTTTTTCTCCGCTTTGATTAATGCCTCCTCTTTCCGTCTCGCAATTGCCATTGCTTTCCTTTTTTCATTTGATTTCTCCCTCGCCTTTGCAAGTGCTGCTTTTTGTTTTTCACTCATAACTCGTTTCTTTTTCCCTTTAGGTTTTGGTATTTCAAATAGTTCCTCCTGGGGTGGTGCTGGTGCCTCCTTAATTTGTAATTCTAATATTTCATCATCCTCTTCCGCTCCTTCATTGTCTTCTTGTTCGGTGCCTTCGGTATCTTCCACTGGTTCTTCAACTGCTGCTGGTTCTTCTTGGACTTCCTCATAGTCATTCAAATCAATATTTGGCAAAGCATCATCAGACATTTAATATATATACACTAACTTAAGATTTTTTTTTTATAGTTTTGTCTGTAATTCTCTATATTTCTATAGATTTAGGAATCTGATTCAAATAATATTTTGGAACATCCTGGAACTATTGGAACTATTGGAACTTAGATATTTATAATTTATAATTATTTTTTGACTCAAATATAATAAAGTTATAAGTGTTAAAATGACGATATTTCCGGATTTCAAAAAAGAATATGAAAAAAATAAAAAAGTTTTCAAAAATATTTTTAAAAAAAATTTTATTTTTCCCAACTGACTTTGATGCTTGATTTTTTTACATTTTAACACTATACTTTTATTATATTTGTATTAAAAATTAATTATAAAATTATAAAAATGTCTATTGTTTATTCACTTAAAAAAAAATGAATCAATAATAGTATAGAATCAATGAATCTTGAAGAATTAGAAGAATTAGTATCATATAATTTAAGTTATGGAATCTCAATATTAGAAACATTAAATATGTTTGATTTCTTGGAATATAAAGAATATTTTGAGGATGCTCAATCAGCATCCGATTCATCATCTGAGTCTAAGTAACTCAATTCAAATGCTATGAATTTATCATTCTTTACAAGATATTTGCACAACTCGTGATGCCAGAAGTAAACTGTGTTTCCTTTCTCAGACCGGCATATTTCAAAAGTTCCTTTAAATTGCGACAATTCATTTTTAAACAAAGACATTGAAACTTTATTTAAAGAATTTTCAAATAAGAAACTGTTGTATGCTGTTAAAAAGTTATTCATTGTAATTCCATATTTCCCTTTGTGTTTTCCTCGTTTTGTAATTTTAATATTTCTACTTTCTCTTTCATCATCATCAACATTTACAATCCAATTAAACCACTCATATATTGGATTGGCATCTGCTTCTTCACTTCGAACATAAATATCAGTTCTTGGAATTTCAATAAAATTAAATTCGGGATCATAGATTCTTTGAAGGTGGACAAACAATGCGAGAATTGTCAAAGGGTCATCAAGTGCTGTGGCAAGTTTGCGGAAATATTCCGGCGGTGGTCTTTTGTTTCCGAGTCTTGTGGATTCAAATATGGCAATGCGTCTGTTGTGTTCACTTATCTTGAATGGGAGTTCATTGTTGGTTGTGCAAATAAAATTATAGTTTTGTTCCACTTCATACTGGGCAATATTTTTTTTGTTGATATTTCTTTTTGGATTGGTTACAAAGTTTTTTAATCTGTCGTGGAATTCTTTCATATCCTCGCCCTTGCTTTCATCAAAATTAATTAAAATCTTATTTTCAATTTGAGAATTGAATGAACCAAAAATATCATTTTTTGGGTCGGCAGTTTCCATATAATATTTACTACCCATCAATTTATTTCCTATGACTTGAGATAAAAACCCCTGCTTTCCAATACCTTCAATGCCTTTAATAGTTATTACTATGCCGTTTGTTTTGTCAGGTCGCAATACTGTATGGGCAAACCATTGAAGTAAATAATTATAGTTTGTTTCTACCAAATCAGAACAATCATCAACTAATAATTTGATATGATCTAAATATAATTTGAGATTATCTTGAACTTTTTGCTTCATAATTTCGCCAGGGTTTATTGTTTTATCGATTATTTCTTGGATGCGGAATCCAGTAAAACTATTGAAAACATTTTCCGGACATTTGTTGTATTCCGGCAATGAATATGGATAAAATCCAATTTTCTTGTATCGTTTTTTTGTAGGATCTAAAATATAATTTTCAATGAATGTTTTTGGTTTATCACAATGAATGGCGAATTTGTCAATTCCTGCTGGTTCCCAATCAATAAAATGTTCTTTCAAAGAGTGCACTTTTAAATGTTCTTCATTGCCATCTGATATTTTGATATAAATACTTGGGGTATTGATTCGAAACATCATTTCTTCAAACTTAGTTTTTAATTCACCATATACTCGTATTTTTCTATCTCGGTTTGTTTCAAAATTCATTGATAAGACTGACTGGGGTATGTTAATAAATTTTTTAAAAGGTTTAATGGTAAATTCAATATTTAAATTGTGTTTTTCTTTGATTTGTGAATTTAAAAGTTTTAGTGTGTCTTCATCAAAATGTGCGTTTTTCTCAACTAAAAACCCATCGTGAATTAAAGTTCCAATATTGAATTTTTTGGCAGATAAATAAGTATAGGCAGTCAATAATATTTTTTGTTCCAATTCCTGATATTTATTTACTAATACTTTGCCTTTTTCATTATATGAACAATTTATTTTTTTCATATCTCGTTTCACATTCTTTATAAGTTCGGCATCATTTACATAAATATGGTTTATGTATCCATTGAGTTCTTCTTGAAGTGAAATAATAAATGAATCATTGGATTTGAATTCTTCATTATTTGTAATCGCCAATAGTTTTGTTTTGGCATCATCTCTTTTTTTTAGTTTGTAAAGTTCCATAATTTTATTTAATGATTCATCACGGTTTTCAACAATTTCATTTAGGGTGCCATGAGGTAAATTATTTTTTTTACATTCACCCAAAATAACATTAAACATAGCGTTTGACATATCCACATCTAAATAGTCAGACATCGCCAGGGTATTGCGGATTTCTTTGGGAAAACTTTGAAGGGAATATTGCTGTTTGGCATAGAATCTACCAGTGCCTTGAGTTCCGGTTTGTTTATAGGTGATTGTAATTTTTCCATTTTTTATTTTTTTTTTTCGTTGATTTAATTTATTTAAAAGTTCATTTGTTTTTTGTTCATCGTATTTTAATTCAGAACTGATACCATTAAAATTATCTATGATATAATCCAAAATGAAGGGTTGTGCTTTTTCGATTAATTCCATTTTTTGTGATATTATTTTAAAATATTTTTTTTTTTTTAAGTTTCAAATTTAAAAATAAAATATAATATAATTGTAAAAAGATGAAAATAAAGAATTTAACCAGTGAACAAAAAAAGAACTTTAAAGCAAACATACCAGTATATTTTGATTTTCTCAAAAATAATAAACCATTACTATCTGATAGTTCTCATAAATTATATTCCAGGGCATTATCATTTTTGGCAATAGAAAATCAATTAATTAATAAAACTCCTAAGGAATTGGCACTTGCCCTAACAAAAGATATTTTAACCACTTCCAATTTTCAAAAAATCATAGGACAAGATGCTGGATCTATTCAAAATATTAGGTTGAGTGCATTTCGCAATCTTGTGGAACCTTTCAAGGAGGATTTACAAAATGAAATATCGACAGTATCTTACAAGGCATTGAATAAATTAGTTTCAAGAAAGGGAACTCACATCAGACAAAAAATAGTAAATGAAAAAAACAAAAATGTAAAAACACCATCTGAAGAAATCAATATGAGAAGTTGGGAAGAAATTGAAAAAAGTGTGGCAGTTTTAAATCAACAATATGGAGTCATATTGAAAAGATTTTTTAAAACAAATGAAATTCCTTGTTATGTAACATTGAGGAATATTCTTATTGCCAATTTGTATGTAAATAATTATCACAACTTTAAAGATATTAAAGTCCATACTTTATTGCGGAATGAATATAAAACCTGCCATCTTTGGATAAATACAGTTGAACCTCCAAAAGATAGAAAAAATTATTTTTGGATAAATTTAGATACCAATGAACATTTTATTATTATACAAAAAAATAAAACTACTGGTGGGATTCGTAGAATTCCAGGAACAGAAGGTGAATCAGAAGTAGTTAATCAACCCAAATTTAAAAAGTTTTATTTAAATAGAAAAGTTGTCAATATCATAATGTTTATAAAACAAACATTCAATGAGAGATGCGATGTTCCGTTTTTAAAAAACAATACCAGGGATGGTTCAATTAATGACCCCAAGTGGCAAAGAATATTATATAGTATTTTTAAAGAAATTACACCTGGAATAAATGCCACTACTTTAAGAAAAATATATTACAATGAGATTCCATTTCATAAATATTCAACTGAAATCGTAAATTATATTTTAGAATGCCAGGACCATAATAAAGAGACTTGCGACACCTATTACAAGAAAGTCAATACCCCGGAAATTCCCAAGAACTGGACTGAGGATTCCGCTGAGGACGGCATCATCCTCCTCCAATGAATGTAAAAATTTATCTAAATCAGAATATACAATATCATTTTCTTCTAAGAAAGTGTCGGTTTCAGTGCAACTATCACAATTATTATTTTCCATTTTTTTTTTTTTTTTTTTTTTTTAATTAAAAAAAAATTTTTTATTTTTTTAAATTTTTTAAAAAAAAAAAAAAAAATTAAGATTTATGAAATTCCTTTCTATAATCAAGAGTTAGTTTCTTAGGTTTCTTAGGTCCTTTGGTTTTTTTTGGTTTCTTACTTTTTGTTTCCTTCTTTTCCATTT